ATTTTGTAATAAATCTTTTAATTATCTTCCACATCTCCCAACACTTCACATATAATTGCAATAAGTAACTTTTCTGTAACTATTTCGCGTGTACATTGCGCCCAACACGGATGCAAATGTACGAAATAGACATTTTAGGCGAAATTGGCGATTGGGGTTATCCTTCCAACTACTTGCGTTACCAACTCAAAGACGCTGGAAATCAAGACATTGTACTAAATATAAGTTCTCCGGGCGGTAATGTTACGGAAGGACTTGCTATGTACGATATGCTGGAAGCCTACGAAGGAAATGTCACCACGCTGGGCTTTGGTCTTGTCGCTTCTATTGCGTCCGTTATCCTGCTTGCCGGTAAGCGCGTAAAAATGACACCCAACAGCTTTTTAATGATTCACAACCCGTGGACGGTTGCAATTGGGGATAGTGCAGAGATGACCGCCAACGCGGAACTACTCGCCAAAATGGAGAATAAACTCCAAAGTATCTACGTCTCCAAACTTCAAAATTCAGGCAAAGCAAGCGGCAACATCGAATTGAAAGTAAAACGCATGATGGATGCCGAAACCTGGCTCACCGCCGACGAAGCCCTTGCAATGGGATTCATAGACGAAATTCAACAGGCTACAAAAACCGCAAATATAATTCAAATGCAGCCCGCCCTGGCACGGTACGTCAACACTCCGGCTGCTTTATTAATCAACCAAGAAGATATGACAGCAAAAGAAATTTTAACAAAGGTAAAGGCAATGCTGGGTAGTGCGGAGGAAACGGAAACAGTAGAAGCTGTTGCTACTCCACCGGCACCAGAACCAACGCCACCCGCCGCACCGCAAATGACGGCTGACGAAGCCATCGCATTTTTGCAAAGCACGGGCTACAAGGTTATGACCGCCGAAGAACTTGCGGCAATGACCGCCGAGCGCACCGAAGCGGAGGAAATGAACACGCAACTTGCAGAAACGATGCAAGCACTTGCAACTGAAATGACGGTACTAAAAGCACAAGTAAAGCAGGGGCTTGGCGCACCATCGGGTGCAAGCAATCAAGCGGGTGTGCCGCCGAAGGAAACGCCAAAAGCATCCAAATTTGATGGACTTGCGGCAATTTGGAACTCAAAAATAAACAAGTAAAATGGCAAGTGCAGTTCAAAACACAAATAGCTATTCGTCATCCAACGACTATATTTCGCAACAGCCGCTATACCGAACGAACCCCTGGGCAAATTCGGACGGGAACAATGCGATCAAGTTGTACGGCATTGAAACCAACCAGGCACGGCACAATGTAGCGTTTACCTGGGCGGTCGTTTCCGGCGGCGCATATATGTTGTTTTCCCCTACCACGGGCGCAACAGCCGCAACCGACTATCAAAAATGGACAGTTGTGGACGAATCCGGTCACGAAAGTTACGCAGTTGGATTCGTGGCAAGTACAGCAACTACGCCGCGTCAGGTGAACACATCCGCATTGAACCGGGATAATGACTGGAAAGTGTATTTCTCGACATCGAACAGCTCTGGCGCAACGAAGGTAGATTTTTCATTTGAAATTGATTCTGCTGCGGTTCGCGGAAGTAGCTCGGCGGCAATTTCTTATACAAACATCGCTTAAAATTCAAGGAAATGGCAATAGTAGAAACAGGTTCATTTGATGTCAATTTCCGGGGACGGGAGGCATCTACGATGTTTTTAGAACCCGTCTTTTTTGACGATACCAATACGAACGAGTTTCGTATGATGGGCAACGTATCGAACAAAAAGAAAATGGGTTTCATTCAGGCGATGGAAAATATCGTTCGCCGGTATTCCGGCTGCGGGTTCAATCCAATCGGCTCACTCGATATTTACGACCGCGAAATTGAAGTTTTTCACCTCAAAGCCGACGTAGAGCTTTGTTGGGACGAATTTGAGGACACGGTGTTCGAGGAATTTTTGAAGCCTGGAGTGGATATTTCCAATTTGCAAGGCACGCAGCTAGAGCAGTTTTTGACCTTGCGCGTTCGCCAGGCAATCCGTTTGGATAACCAGCGCCTTGCGTATTTCGGAAACCGCGCAAGTGTGGACCCGAACTACGATAGTGTGAACGGTTTTTGGACGGTTTATTATCCGAATCTGGTAGCTAAACAATTGATTCCGCGCACGAACACGGGTTCGGGTAATGCAATTTTGGCAGGGGAAGCAACCGCTATGTTAAAAGCAGTTGTTGATCAAGCTGACATTCGTTTGAAGTCTATGCCAGCATCGATGAAGCGTATCAACGTGACGGGCAGCGTGTGGGAAGCATACCACAATGACCTGGAAAATAGCGGCGGCGGTGACGCGGGGCGTTCGATGCTCATCAATGGCGAAGAAGTGCTGTACTTCCGGGGCATGGTCGTAAATCCGATGTGGCGCTGGGATGAAATTGCAACGGCTTTGGGAACTCCACTTCCGAATTACATCGAATACGTTGCCCTGGCAAACAAGGTAATGGCAACCGATGTAGCTGACCCATCCGCACAAATCCGCGTATGGTTTGATGACAAAGACGAAAAGTTGTACCTGAAATCGCGCTGGAAGATGGGAGTAGATTACGTTCACAATAGCTTGATTTCGGTCGGCTACTAAAACCAAACAGCATGGGTCTTATAACAGGCGGCTTGATAAACAACTGTTTGAACGGTACGTGTCCGGGCGGTGCAGGGGTTTTGTATCTGGCAAACGGGAATGAGTACACGAGTGTAACGACTTCGGCAAATGGTAAGGTAAGCGCGATCACGCTCACCAGTTCGGCGGCACGTTTTTACGCTTATCCGTTTCGGCAGGATAGCGCGAGTTTTACCGAAACTTTGACCGTTGACCCGGTGACAAAAGCAAAGTCGGTTGTGCAAACCTTTACGGGTATTGTCACTTGTCGCAACCAAGAACTGCGCGATGTGATCGAAAATTTGGCGGGGCAAGGTTGTGGAACGGTTGCGGTACACGGTGAAAATACGGGTAACTACTGGATTTGGGGTAATGTATCGGTAGGCGGCTTAGTCCGTACTGCTACACTTACCACAAACGAAGGGGTTACTGGCACGGCATTCACCGACCCGAACCAGGAAACGATCACAATGACGGTGACAACCAGCGAAAAAGCGCGTGCGTTGACTACCTCGGCGGTTGTTGTTTCGCTTACTTAAGTAATGATTTCAATATACATGCCGTGTCAATTCATAAATTGACACGGCTCATATTATTCTTACCATGAATGGAATAACCAAACCCGCTACCACCGCTTCAATCACTCCAAAAAAACGTCGCTCTACAATTCTCGCATCGGTTGAAATCAGCCCAAAAGATACATTCCTAATTCATGACGATATTTTTAGCGAACCCAGGCGGGAAACGCTGCGCAATAGTGGGGAAAAGTGGGTTCGGATGTTCACCCAACGCGATGAATTTCTAAAAGGGCTGATTGCGTGTGTGAATAACTCACCTACCTTGCGCCGTATCATTTCGGACAAATCAAATATGTGTGTAGGGGATGGGTATATTCCGATTAAGGGCAAATCTTCATCTTTACTCACTACAAATGAAAAAGCGGAAACGATAACAGGTCCCGCATTAGGCGACATTGAAACCGCGATTGAACGGGTAAACGAGCATGGAGAGACCTTAGTAGACGTACAGGCAAAAGGTGCATTTGATTACAATGCGTTCGGCAATGCGGTTTTTGAGTTGGTGCGGGGCAAAGTGGGTAAAGACCCGTTTTGCAACATCTATCATGTCGAGCTATACAACGTCGCAATCGGTCGCACAGGCTTAGATCAAATTATTCAGGAATATGCTTTGTACGATGACTTTGATTTATTTCCCCTGACAAGCGACGGTACGGGATACGAAGATAAAGGCTTCCGTAAAATTGCGGCTTATCCAAAATGGACAAAAGACGGCAAAGGCATAGAGCGCAGCATTATTCATATTAAGCAGTACGCTGCAGGGTATTCTTACTTTGGGCTACCCGATTGGGTGAGTGCAAGACTGTGGGCAGAATTGGAGTACCGTATACAACGGTATAATATATCTAAATTCGACAATTCGTTTATATCATCGGGCATTTTACAATTGTTTGGGTCTGCAAGCCAAGCGGAGGCAAAGGCATTGGTAAAAAGGATAGAAGAGAAATTTGTCGGCACCGGAAACAATCACAAAATGGTCGTTCAAATCCTACGAGATGAAAAGCTAAAAGCGAACTGGATTCCGATGACCAAAGAACAGGACGGGGAATTTTTGGAATTACAGCAAGCGGCAAGTGAGAAAATTGTAACGGCTTGCGGATGGTCGGCAGCACTGGCAGGCATTTCAACAGCCGGAAAACTTGGAAGCAATCAGGAAATAAGAAGCGAAACGGAAAAAGTACAAAATACCGTCATTAAGCCCGTGCAAAATGTCTTTTGCAATCGGGTCATAAATCCCTATTTAAAAGAATTATCCACTTTTGTTTCGGCTTTAAAAGACGTGCAGTTTGGTATTTCTAATTCGATGCCCGTTTCTTTTATGGGCGATATTAATGTAGAAGCAAACCTCACTACCGATGAAAAGCGGGAATTACTTGGATATGGAGCGATAGAAGTGCAACCTGATTTAGTAACTGAAAATCCAATACCAGATGTCGCAACTAATCCAACCGCTTGAAGTCATCCAGGGCGGCACGGCACGTCCTAGTCCTGCCGATATTCGGCTGGATAAGTCGCTGGTATCTCCGCATATTCAGGCAGCAGAGTACCGCTGGGTTATTCCTGCGTTGGGCGGATCTTTTTACGACGTATTGATTTCGGAAAAAGGCACATCGAGCGCGTTTAGTACGTCGGCTTATCAGACACTATGGGATTCACACCTGAAAAGCCTATGCGCAAATGCAGTTTTGTACGAAGCATCGCCTTACATCGTAATGCAGCTTGGTACGAACGGATTGTATTTGATTGACAATGAATACGGTAAAAACGCGGGGATGGACGGTGTGAAGTTCTATCAGGACACCTTGCGCCAGCGCATTACCTTGCAACAAAATATGATAAAGGACTATTTGTGCGCGAGCGCAGGGTACTTTCCTTATTTCTCCGCTTCTGCAATCGGTTGTCCCGATGGGGATTGCGGCGATTCAGAAGATGAATTTTATAACGATTTTGGCTTAATCCTATGAAAAATATAATACTATTTTTACTTTTTGTACTTCCCATTTTGGGGTGCGCTCAATATCCTGGAACTGGCAACAAGCAGCGTTTAGGCTGGCAAACAACCGCCGACGGGCTGGTATACCGGGATGCTGGCTACCCTTCTTACACGCCCAATAGCCGAAACAATGCGTATGTGTA